AAATGTGGAATATTAAAAGAGAACCCACACAAAGCATCTTTCAAACTTACTTTTTGATGAAAATGTAGGTCTAAACCTTGCCGTTTAAAACAAGTGGTATTATTTATTTTCACACCAATGTGAAGTTCTCCTTTCAAATTTTCATTTATTATATTTCCTTTGTCTTTGATTACAAAGGTATCTTGTTCATCCATTCCCGCTGGAATGTTTATATTTAATGTTTCAATCTCGTTCACTTTCATTCCATTTATAATCGTCCATCTTTCGTATTCTAAAGGGATGGATATACCATGAAAACATTGTTCTAATGTTATTTCCACTATTTTTTTAATAGGTGGTGGTGGGGATTGATGATGAAAACTACTGGAAAATTCAGCATGAAAACCACTAGGACCATGGCGAAACACTCTTATTTCGGGTATGCCTCCTCCTCCACGCATTTGATGGATATTTGTAAAACCCCCCATTCCACCCAAACCCCCCATACTAAACATCATATTGAATAATTGGTTCATATCATTGAATTCATCCATTCCTCCTCCGCCTCCCATATTATCAAATGGATTTGAGTTTCCATATTTTAATTCATGATCATAATTTTTTTTACTGGATGGGTCGCTTAGTATTTCATACGCCGCATTTATTTCTTGAAATTTTGAAGTAGCTTCGGGGTCGGAATTACGGTCGGGATGATATTTTAAAGAAAGCGCGCGATACGCAGATTTAATTTCTTTTTCATTTGCGTCTTGACTGACTCCTAATGTTTCATAATGATTGCCCATTGAATTATAAATGTATTTTGAAAATATCATTATATCATTTTCTTCAAAATATATTTACATATTTCGAAAAATTCACATAAAAAATAGACTCTATAACTATCTATATGACCAATATTACATTTATCAATAAATATAAACCATATTATATAAATGATTTCTGTTTAGATGATAAATTATTATATACATTGAAAATCTTGTTGGAAATTGATAATCTCAACATTTTATTTGTAGGAAATTCAAATTCTGGAAAAACCACATTATTGTATGCGCTAATACGAGAATATTATGGTTTAAAAAAAGACGCATCATTACCAGAAAACAATATTTTGTTCATTAATAATTTAAAAGAACAAGGCATACAATATTTTCGTAATGAAATGAAAACATTCTGCCAATCACATAGTAGTATCTATGGAAAGAAAAAATTAGTCATCATAGATGATATTGATAACATCAATGAACAAAGTCAACAAGTCTTTCGCAATTATATTGATAAATATCGCAACAATATTCATTTTATATCGGTATGTTCAAACATACAAAAAGTCATCGAAAGCATTCAATCACGCCTACAACTTATTAAATTAAATCCACCAAATGATTCACAAATTGAAAATATTATGAATACGATTATCAAAAATGAAAATATAGAAATCGACGAAGAATCTAAACAATATTTATTACTGATTACCAACGGGTCAATACGTAATATGATTAATTATTTAGAAAAAATGTACATATTGGGCGAACCCATTACCATAGAATTATGTAAAAATATATGTTCGAATATTTCATTTCACGAATTTGAAAAATATGTTGAGCATTTAAAACAAAATGAATTAACAGATGCTATACAATTGCTCTATAATATACACGATTATGGTTATTCGGTGATTGATATTTTAGATTATTTTTTCAGTTTTACCAAACTAACCAATGTAATTGACGAAGAAACGAAATATCGTATTATTCCATTTTTATGTAAATATATAACTATTTTCCATAATGTTCATGAAGATTGTATTGAATTAGCATTGTTTACCAATAATTTAGTTAGCATCATACAACAATAAAATTGAAACATTTTATTAACGATAACATAATGATAAAAACAAATTTATAATTATGTATTTAATCATTGATACAAGTTCCTATTATGAACCCTTTCTGTTTTATACCTTTTTAACATATATTGTTTGTATACTTGTTTTAGAATTTATGACGCAAATAAGGTGCTGTCTTAGGCATCATTTATCGTTTAATAAACCGCTTAATTATATGTCCTTTACGTAATGTAATAATATGTTTGTTATATATTTTATATCACAATACCATCATCGTAATCATATTTCTGCTGCTAAATACAATATTGAAATATATTTTCCAAAATACAAATAAAATTGTAAATAGAATACTTAGTGAAAAACTTTATATGTAGGCGAGTCCTTTAGAATAAATCTGGGAAAATAAATATATATATTTATTTTAATCAGTATATTTTTTTATAATGACGAAACAAATTTTTAAAAACGATGTCCCGAACAATTATTTCTACTCTTTCTTGGACAAAATTTGTTTAAAAACGGAAAAATATTATTTAATCGATATGAATGCTTTTAGAAAAATGTTGTTTTACAACTATCACGAAGAATTTTGTGAAACGTTGAAACATTATTACCATTTATCTAAACAATTTTATTTGGACCGCAAAATGTCGTATAACTCCTTTACTACCATCGTTAGACAAATTTGTAAAAATAACAACATAATGTTTACTTCACAAATAAAATATAACGAATCAAAATACAATATCGATTATTTAATATACTTTTCATTAGATGCGCATAAATAAAATACAAATATAGTATATATTTTATGTTTAGCCCAAAAATAAATAATTATTTAATGATGTTTGGCGTGGTTGTAGTATGTAGTTATGTAGCCAATAGATTCAACCAAAGTTTTCAAAATAAAGATGAATATGAATTGATTAAGAAATACTTATTGAATGAATCTCCTTTATATGGCTTCAATCGTCCCAAGATTTGGATTCATTCCAAATATGAAGTTAACGCACGTTCTTGGAAAGATTTTCATTCTCGCAATAGTACTGATTTAAATCAACCTTATATTCATTTAACTATTAAAACTATTATTAATCATTGTGGAAATGATTTTAATATTTGTTTGATTGACGATGAAACATTTAGTAAATTAATACCTAGTTGGGATATCGATGTAGCAAATGTAGCCGAACCAATGAAATCGCATTATCGTGAATTAGGAATGATGCAATTATTGTATTATTATGGGGGAATGATTGTTCCTAACTCTACGGTTTGCTTGAAAAACTTGAAAAATTTTTATTTAGAACATACACAAGGCAACCAAGCCTTTGTATGTGAAAACATTAATCGTAATGTGAATTTATTAAAACAAAAACAAAAGTTGTTATTCACACCCGATACTTCTTTTATGGGCGCACCTAAAAACAATGAAACCATTCGTGAAATGGTGGAATTCTTAAAGAGAAAAAATAACAATCCTCATTTTTCGAATGAAACTGATTTTTTGGGCGAAAGTTCTCAATGGTGTATTGAAATGATACAAAAACAACGAATGAATTTAGTCTTTGGACAAAAGATTGGTGTAAAAACCCAACACCGTAAAACCATTTTATTAGAAGATTTAATGGAGGAGGATTATTTGGATTTAGACAGTGATACAGTAGCCATTTATATTCCTAGAGAAGAAATATTGAACCGACCAAAATATCAATGGTTTGCTGTTATGAAAGGTGAAGAAATATTGAAATCAAACTTGATTATCGCGAAATATTTACAAGCATCTATTGTTGATAGCACAAATGAATATCATGCGCCTACCGAACAAAAAAGTGTGGTATCGATCTAGGGAAACCGTAGGTTTCCCCTAGGACCCCTTCCCTTATTCTTTACCGCATAATTCTTTTACAAAACAAAACATAATTTATTATCAATATAATAAATTATCTACAATCACACAAAGAGAAAAGGGAGGGGTCGTAGGGGTAGAATCCGTAGGTTTCCCTACTGCATATTATATAATTCATAAAATCATATAAAGAAACACAGTTTTATTTCTTAATGGAACCGATGAGCGAACCTACCAACAATAAAATACAACAATCGATAACTACTATCCAAGAGTTATTTTCAAAATATGAAAACGACAAATATATGACTGAAAAAACACATCATTATATTTGTAATCAACTTCCAAATATTCTTGAAAATATACGAATTACCCACGAAAACAGCGTAAGTCGCATTGAAGAAATGAATTTCGAAAAGAATATGTTTATTCATAATTTTTTATCCAACAATCAATACTTCTACATGCCTTCTACTGAAAAATTCTTCATTTATGAAGGGAACCATTATCAACATATCAGCGAAGACGACATCTTACATCATGTTCTCTCTACTATTTCCCGCGATCGCAACTTAATGTCCTGGAAACAATTAACCAAAAAAAACATCATGAAACGTATCAAAGAGAATAATTTATTAAAATCGATTCCCGAGTCCAACACCATTCAATCCATATTGAATGAACTCATTCCTAATTTATTCGCCAACAAATATGAAGCCAAATATTTCCTAACTATTCTTGGCGACAATCTCTTCAAAAAGAATACAGACCTCATTCATTTTATTGACCCCTCCGCCAAACAATTTATACGCGAACTGAATGATTTTGCTCAATTCTATATCGGCACAAATCTATCTCAAACATTCAAATTCAAATACCACGATAATCACGAATACACCAACTGCCGTCTAATCAACATCAATAATTGTAAAAACAATAATTTATGGTCGTCATTATTAAATGAACATATTTTGGATTTTATTTGTGTTGCGAGTCATTATTCTATCCGTTTTAATAGTTCGGATGAATATGTAATCAATCATAGTTATCAACCCGATTTCGTGAAAAACGTGTTTTATTTGAAAGACTTAACGCCTACCGAAATGGTGAGTAAATTCACCGACGAATTTTTACAAATTACGTTCCCCGCAAATGAAATGAAAACGATTTTGAACCAACAATTAGCGATTGATAAACAAAGTGAAATTCGGGCAACCCAAATTAGTTGGAAAAATATGCTATATTTATGGCGAAAATATTTGGCGAGTAAAGGATTACCCAATATTATGTTTCAACAAACCTTCAAGAACTTATTGATTGAGAAATTCACCGACTATTATGTAGAAGACAAAGACGCTTTTATTGGAATTTGTAGTGAACACCTACCATTAATTCAACAATTCTTACAATTTTGGTCAGATACCATAACCTATGATGAAAACGAAATTGATTTCGAAATTGAAGAAATTATTATTTTATTCAAACAATGGTCGGAATGTAAAAATGAAATGCCGTCGACGCTATCAGATAAACAAATTTTGGATTTAATCGCCTATTATCAACCCGACATTGAAATTGAAAAAGATAAATATGTATGTAAAATTCGTTGTTCTTTATGGGATAAACGTTTAGATATACAAGTCGCCTTAGAAAATATGAAAGAAACCTTGCGTTTAAAATATTATGTAGAAGAAGGCGGAGTAGAAAATTATGAGAATTTGAACTCTTCTATTGCGGGTAGAAATATATCCATTTATGATGCGTATAATTTTTATTGTAAATTTTTTTCCAGTATGAATGGTAAACAAATTGTTAGTAAATCATACTTTGATAAATATGTCTTTGAAAATTTGGCCGTGTATATTACCGATTCTAGATATATTAGTTCTGATTGGATTGTTGAATAATATTTTATTTAGAATAATATAAAATATATGGAAAGTATATAGAATGACTAATAACCACAGTAAAAAGTTAAAAGGAGGCATAGATTTTGGTAAATTATTCGGTAGAACAAATTGTGGTAGAGAAATAGATAATATAACGGATAGTTATCCTGACTATGGTGAATTGAAACAAAAATAGCGGAAGCTTGTCAATCTGATATAGAAAATGGTATACCACTAAAACCAGAACATTGTAAAAAATTATGTAAAGTTAATAGAGAAAATATTAATGCAACAGAAAGAAGAACTAGAAAACCTAGATTTGACTTTCTTATAAAAAATTGTCAATGTGGATTAAAAGGTGGTAAAACAAGAAAACATCGCAAGACAAAGAGTAGAAAACAAAAAAAATCAAAATCAAGACGCCAACGCAAATAAATAAAATATAGTTTCATTTGAATTATATTTTATTTCTCAACTACTTTATTCTTTATTTTTCTTGGAATTATTTTTCTTAGAAACATTCTTCTTTACCACTCCAAATTCACCTTTCTTGGCGAAATAACCGTTCTTTTCTAATCTCTTTTCCTTCTTAGCGGTTTTGTGTTTGGCGGCAGAAACAATACGTCCCCACTTATTGCGAAATAAGTTGCGACGAGTTAAATTTCCACTGGTCTTGTATGCGGTTCTATTCCACACTTGTGCTCTTGAACCAACTAATTCGGCGTATTTTTTACCATTGATATGATAAGTTCCGTCTTCACTACGAGTATGCGTCATTATATATTAACTAAATATTTTATTTTTCACTATTTTTTTTAGAATTTCTGTTTTTTCTAGTTGATTTTTTAACATATCCAAACTTCCCTTTTTTGGCGAAATAACCGTATTTCTCTAAACGTCTTTCTTTCTTAGCTGTCTTAAACTTATCTGCGGAAACAATGCGTCCCCATTTGTTCATCACTAAATCACGCTTGCGTAAACTTCCACTGGTTTTATACGCGGTTCCGTTCCATACTTGTTCTCGTGAACCAAATAATTCCTTGTATTTCTTTCCTTCAATATAATAACATCCATCCGCTTGTCTAACTGGTCTTTTCATATGTAATATATACATTACATATAAAATATTTTATTTGCTAAATATATTCTAACAACATTTATTAGGCTTTGTTGTTCTTATATATTGCGCATAACGCATACGTGTGCTTAAGGTAGGGTCATTGGATGAAGTCGCTATTTTATTATAACTTACACAATTACATTTTTGTTGTTGGCAGTATTTGATAATATTGAACATTGTATATTATATGGAGAAATGATGCCCGTGAAAAATTGAATTTTTAAAACTACTTTTTATTATAAATACATTATAAACGTTATTACATCTAGAATGTCGCTATCAAAAACAAACTCCTCTAACAGTATGACTTCCGACGAAACCCTCGCATTACAATACCAAAAGAAAACCGACAAACAACATATCTTGGACAATCCTGATACATATATTGGTTCAGTCGAAAATGTAGATGCTGATATGTGGGTATTCGATGATGCTTCTCAAAAAATCGCTCTAAAAACCATCGAATATATTCCTGGTTTATATAAATTATTTGACGAAGGTATTGTGAATTGCCGAGACCATGTTATTCGCATGATTCAATCTACGATGTTGGAAAAAAAATTCGTTACGCATATTGATATTGATATTACCGAAGATGGAACGATTACGCTAACCAACGACGGCAACGGTATTGATATTGCTAAACATCCTGAATACGATGTTTGGATTCCAGAAATGATTTTCGGTCATCTTCGCACTTCTACCAATTACAACAAAGACGAAAAAAAAATAGTCGGCGGTAAAAATGGTTTTGGATTCAAATTAGTGTTGATTTGGTCGGAATATGGTAGGGTTGAAACTGTTGACCATGTTCGTGGTTTGAAATATGTTCAAGAATTTCGTAAAAATCTAGATGAAATTTGTCCTCCATCTATTACAAAATCCTCTGTAAAACCCTATACCAAAGTTTCATTTAAGCCTGATTACAGACGTCTTGGAATTCAAGGGCTAACTTCCGATATGTTATCCCTATTGAAAAAGCGTATCTACGATATCGGCGCAATTACTGACCATTCTATCAAAAAAATCAAAATCAATTATAATGACGCGCTCATTCCAGTGAAAAATTTCCAACAATATATTGATTTGTATATCGGCAACAAAGACGAAAGCAAACGTGTCTATGAAATGCCTGATGAACGATGGGAATATGCTGTCGCACTCTCTCCTACCCACGAATTTATTCAAGTATCGTTTGTAAATGGTATATGTACTTTCAAAGGTGGTAAACACGTTGAATATATTACTGGTCAAATTACTCGTAAATTGTGCGATTATATTGAAAAGAAGAAGAAGGTCAAGGTAAACGCAAACGCGATTAAAGAACAATTGATATTATTCTTACGTTGTGATGTAGAAAACCCTTCATTTGATAGTCAAACCAAAGATTTTATGAATACACCTTCCGCCAAGTTCGGTTCATCTTGTTCCGTATCCGATAGTTTTATTGAAAAAGTCGCCAAAATGGGCGTCATGGATTTAGCTTGTTCCCTAACGGAAGCCAAAGAAAATAAATTGGCGAAAAAGACCGATGGTTCAAAGACGAAAAATATCCGCGGCATTGCGAATTTCATAGACGCCAATCTAAGTGGAACCGTTCAATCCAAAGACTGTATCCTCATTTTATGTGAGGGATTAAGTGCTATGTCGGGTATTGTATCTGGTTTATCGAGCGAAGACCGCAATACCATTGGTATCTACCCATTGAAAGGAAAACTACTGAATGTCCGTGGCGAACAAGTGAAGAAAATCGCGGAAAATAAAGAAATCGCGGATATTAAAAAGATATTGGGATTAGAAACGGGCCGTGAATATTCCACCATTCAAGACGTTCATCAACATTTGCGATATGGTAAAATTATGTATATGACTGACCAGGATTTGGATGGTAGCCACATCAAAGGTTTATGTATCAATTTATTTCATAGCGAATGGGCATCCCTAGTGAAAATCCCTGGGTTCTTATCCTTCATGAATACTCCTATTCTTCGTGCGAAAAAGGCTTCACAAACATTGCTCTTTTACAACGATGGTGAATATGAAACATGGAAACAAAGTCTCGGACCGCAAGGAACCCACGGATGGACCATTAAATATTTTAAGGGATTAGGAACATCTACTTCGGCCGAATTCAAAGAATACTTTGCGAACAAGAAAATAGTGGATTTCGTATATATTGACCAAACGAGTGATGATACGATTGATAAAATATTCAATAAAAAACGCGCGGATGACCGTAAGGAATGGTTAGAAAATTATAACAAGCACGCGTATTTAGATACATCCAAGAAACACGTATCGTATCAAGAATTTATCAATAACGAAATGATTCATTTCAGTACGTATGATTGCGCTCGTTCGATTCCAAATATGGTGGACGGTCTAAAAATATCACTTCGCAAAATCCTATATTCCGCATTCAAGAGAAAATTAACGAGTGAAATTAAAGTCGCCCAATTCTCAGGGTATGTATCTGAACACAGTGCGTATCACCACGGTGAAGCAAGTTTGAACGGCGCGATTGTAAATATGGCGCAAAATTTCGTCGGTTCAAATAATATCAATCTATTGAACCCGAACGGTCAATTTGGAACACGATTACAGGGCGGTGATGATAGTGCTTCGGAAAGATATATATTCACTATGTTGAATTCGTTAACCCGTTATATATTCCCCGAAGCGGATGATGCCGTATTGAGTTATATCAATGATGATGGAACAATCGTTGAACCCGAATTTTATACGCCGATTATTCCATTCGCACTCATCAATGGTATTTCAGGCATCGGCACTGGTTTCTCGTGTAATATCGCGCCTTACAATCCAAAACAAATCATCGGTTATTTACGCAATAAATTGATGGGTAAATCCAATGAAGGCAATGAATTCGTTCCTTATTATGAAGGGTTCAAAGGCAGTATTCGCAAATTAGCCGACCAAAAATATTTGATCAAGGGATTATATGAAAAAATCGGCGACGATAAAATTCGTATCACTGAACTACCCGTTGGAACATGGACAATGCCTTACACTACTTTCTTAGAAACATTGATGGATGGAAATACATTGGATAAAGCAGGCAAGAAAATCCCACCTAGTATCAAAGATTTCACATCGGTTTCTACTGAAGTCGCGGTTGATTTCACCGTTATCTTTCCAAAGGGTAAAATACAAGAATTAGAAGCATCCGTAGATGCGAACGGATGTAATGGCGTGGAAAAATTATTGAAATTATTTACAACCATCAGTACCACCAATATGCATATGTTCAATTCCGAATTCAAATTACATAAATATTCTACGATTGAAGAAATTATTGAAGATTTCTATGGAGTTCGTTTGGGTGTCTATCAAAAGCGAAAAGCATATTTGGTAGAGGATATGGAAAAGAAATTAATACGATTATCGAATCGAGCAAGATATATTCAAGAAACATTGAACGGCACCATTGATTTACGTCGTAAAACCGCCGAACAAGTATCTACCTTATTGACTGGAATGAAATTCGCACTCATCGATGGCGATTACAAATATTTGATTAAAATGCCGATGGATTCGGTGACCCAAGAAAATGTCGCCAATATTATGAAAGAAAAAGAAAATACGGAAACCGAATTGGCGTTATTGAAATCCACGACCTTAGAAAAAATGTGGATTCATGAATTAGATGTATTGAATACTGAATATGATAAATATAAATTATACCGCGAACAAATCCAACGAGGAAGCGGAACTGAAAAACCAAAAAAGACGATAAAAAGTAAAAAGTAAAAATATAGATAATTATACACTGTAAAATTAGTTTAACAACTTTTTTTATTCACAAATAAACGTTTGCGAAATAATATAGAAAAATCTATATATTTATCTTTATCTTCAATGTATTGGACAGATATAGACCATTCTTTCTGTGAAAGTAGTATTATAGGTCTTCCAGAATATTACAACTCGATATCTTCCATTTTTATTATTTTGTTTGGATTGTATGGTATGAAAAATATATATAATGAACTATTTGTAGATATTTTGTATTCAAATTTAATTATAGTAGGATTTGGTTCATTTGGGTATCACTGGTATGGAAATATTGGGTGGGGGTTATTTGATGAAATTCCAATGATACTGGCTATTTTTACTGGTATTATATATGTCGACAACGTTCACTATCTCATATCTAAGTCAACGAAAAATACGATTGTATCCTTGATAGAGTTAAATTATAAAAAAAAATGTAAAACACTGATCTATTTATTCGCAATGAGTTATATAACAATTATAAATGTAATGTCTAATTATCGCAGATTATTTCCTACTATTTTTGGGTGTGTCGCCGCCTATTTATATTATAAAATTTTCGTTGTATTGCGGCTATTAAATCATGAAATCAAAGAAAAAGTGTTAGACAAAGCATATTATTCTTTAATAACAATTGCAATCAGTGGAACCGTATGGGTATCTACCGAACTTACTTGTAATTATGTAAAACATGCAATTTTATTAATTGGTCATCCAATGTGGCATTTTTTTATTGGACACGGATTTTATAATCTTATACAAGTCGTATATTTTATCAAACTGAACAATACAAAATATTCATTGAAATACAATTCTATATATTTGCTGAAAAGAGAACCTGACATTGTCGATTTTTTATAAAATTGAATTACTTTTTTGATATTATTCCGAAAACAACACAAAAACAAAACAATATAATAAACAAACTGAACAAACATGTTATCCCCCAGTCATTCTATTGATATTGGATTCTCCAATTCTTTCGTCAATCGTATGAATCATTCTACGATTATTCCTTTGTATTTTACTCCAGAGCAACACACGCAACAATCTCTGTATAAACCAACCACCGAAGAATTCGTTGATTTATTGGACATTGTCGAACGCGGACATTTAACCGAATCGGTACGAGAAAAACTGTTATATCCTACTAAAAAACAGGGTTTCTTTCATTCCATCATCGCAGTCATCAAGGAGTTGGTCGAAGAGTAAACATATTACTGTGTACATTTTCCTAGACATAATTAAAATCAATATTAAACCAAAAAAGAAAATAAAAATATGAAAATAGTATAATGATGAAATTCATTATACTATTTTTTACTGCCATTCTTTATTTACCCTTGATTCAAACTTTTTTTTTAAACTTCAAATTCGGCAAAAAATTAAATATCAAAGAACGAGAGTACAAAGAACAACTAACCTATCGATTACCTCCCCATAAACAACAAATCATCAATAAAATCAATGGTTTTTATGGACTCATTGGTCCCGATGTGAACATAAGCACCGTAAATAATTTATTTGACCTTTTTATTGGCGATGGTAATATTCAAGGCGCATTTTTTGAAAATGGAAATATTACTCTCATCAAACATTTTGTTAGAACGGATAAATTGAAATATGAAGAAGAGAACGGCAAAATCCCCAATAATAATTTCGTGAAATTCATTTTTTCAGTATTCAATACTGTAAAATTATTACCCGATATGATGGGTTTAGCCAATACGGCATTAATAAACATTCGTAATCAAATATATGCGCTGTATGAACGAGATCAACCCTATTTATTAAACATAAATTTCGAGAACAAGGAGATTACCACTGTAAAAAAACGACTCATCGATAATATTCAACATATATCTGGTCATACCAAATATATTAATAATACTGTCGAAACCATTGATTATGATGTTCTCACCAATAAAGTAATGTATTATCAATTAAATGATGATTTTAAAACGATATTTCGGCGTAATATGAAAACAAAATATATGCCTGTAGTTCACGATTTTTGGAGTACCAATGATAAAATCATTTTTGTGGATTCACCTTTAACAATGGATATGGAGAACTTTTTTAAAAAGAGTATTCCTGTATTATTAAATAAAAAACAACAAACGTTCATTCACATATTAGACAAAAAAACGAATTTAATAGATACCTATTCTACCAATGATAGTTTTTATATGTTTCATTTTGCCGATTTATTAGAAACCCCCGAAACAATCCATATTTATGGTTCTCTTTATGATGAATTAGATTTTTCCGATTTAAATATCAAAGGTAATTATCGCGAAATTATCTTATGTAAAACAAATAAAACGGTTTCTATCAAAAAAATAAGAGAACTTGAAAAATTCGATTTAGATTTTCCTATCAAATTCGATGATAAAATCGTCTTTCGTAATATTAAAAATAAAACGATCAATGGGTTTGTTGTATTTCATAAAATGAAAATAATGAAGGAAATCATTTTTAAAAATCTTTGTATATGTGGAGAACCTGCGCTATTAACTATAGAAAAACAGCCCTATATTGTTGCGTTTGCTTATTCCAAAAAACAAAATTGTATTTTATTCGTGAATTTACATAATTATCAGCAAATTATTATTGATGTTCCAGTTCAATTGAACATCGGGTTCCATTCGTTATTTATTCAGAAAAATTGAAAATCTATATAATATAGTATAGAATTATATAGATAATATGGAAAATATGGAAAATAGTCTAGAAATCGGGATAATTATCACAGTCATCTTGTATAGTATGGTTGTGATATATACAGCCATACGTTCCCACTGCGTTGATGATGATGATATCCATGATGAAATTGATAAATTATAATAAGGGGCTTTAACAATTATTGTAATTACTTACTCCATCCCATATTATATTGTATTTATTACTCCAATCCTTTTGTTGACATAATGAAGATTTGCCCATAGATGACCAACCAACTACTGAAAAATCAATGCGGGGATTTGTAATCACCGTATTTCCGACCATTGTATTTGCTGAAACAAACCCATATGTTGTATTTGCTGATAAATTTATTGTTCCTGTTGTGCTATCATAAATAGTTCCTACATTGGTTTTACCATTGGCTGGTACAATACAATAACTTCCATCACTTACCCAATAATCAGGACAGGTATTTGATACTGGTGGAAATTGAACACTACTGTCTTTTTTGAAATTTAATTGAATACCAATGTAAGTTAATATAATAATTAATAATACTATAGCGATTAATATAACAATTGTATAAAAGTCCATTATAATATTATATTATATTTTTTTATCTATCGAAATATTCACCTAATTCCTAAATAAAGTCAATATTTATTTCTTCTATAAGTTTATAAGAGTAATATGTCCTTCAATCCAAGTTTAATTGATAATGTAAATAATATATTGAATTTAGAAAGATATAATGGTAGAGTGAATATCGCCGAACCTCCTTCTCCAGATATTCGCTTTCAAATGCAGGAAAAAATAGCCGTTAAAAACAAAGCGACCGAATATCGTGAAGCTTTAGGTGGTATTTGGGAGTCTAATCTTTTAGCACAAGTTTATTTTTGCGCGGGAAATATTCAAATCATTCAAAACGGTTTACGTGCAGGTGTATATAAAATGTCCAACGGCGATTTTGTTATCCCTGAACAAAACTTGGATAATTTGAAAATTATTATGCGCAGTATCTATTTACAATATGCTGAACATAATACGACCAATATAACCGAACAAGTCGCACTATTAAATAAATTGGTATTAGACTACGCTGTTCCAAACGTGTATAATGAAGCAATGGCCTATATGAAGTATACGCAAGACCAAAGCACATTGGTTTTACCATTTGAATTACCAAGACATCATGACCGTGATTATAAACAATTAGAATTAAAAAATTTCTTGTAAACTCGCATTCAATAACAATTTAGTATGAATAAATTGTTATTATTTTGTAATTTTAGGTTTCAATTCCAACTTTGTTAGCGCATACTGGCCACACGGACCACAGTGGTCTTCGTTAGATAAATCGATTTTATAATTCGTTTTCTTATTACATTGTTCTATATTCCATCTACCTACGGGTTTGGGTAAATCTTTGGGGAGGAATTTTTTCCAAATAGCTTTTAGTAGTTTCATTATAGATAATCATCGCGATTATGTTTAAGTATTTTTATTTTATTATAGTTTGAAATGAATTACCCTAGGTTGTTCTCCAAATGTATAATCTAATTTTGATAATGCTACATCGTGTTTAAATAAATAAAACACATTATCCAATTTTTTGCTTGCTTCCTCCTCACCATTTTCGTCTATATCTATCAAGTATTCTACATCAATCGTCATTTCCATATGTTCACTCATTAATAAACGCAAATTCTTCGTTTCAGGTAATAAATCCTTAACTTGTATTTCTACCGCACTTTTTAAGATATCGCGGTCATCCGTCTTTTCATATTCTTCTAACAATGTTTTGATATTTTCTATGTATTCGAAAATAATTTCCCGTTTCTTTTGTATCAATTCTTTCTTTTGTGGATTATTGAAGTTCTCATTGTGTTTATCTAATAATTCTTTCACAACTCCACTTAACATATTATAATCCTCCAATTCTTTTTTGAATTTCTTTACTGATTTACGTTCATCTATATAATTGAATAATGTATCTAATTTTTGAGAAATAATTGTATCTTTTGTATGATCTTGATACTCTTTGTATTCGTATAATAATTTATGAGTTGTATCAAAATTTCCCGCATATAATTCTATATTCAATTTACAAGGGTTTTTGGTATCTCCACACATCGCCATATATGCGTTGTCTTTTTTTGTAAAAATCGTTCCGACCGCTCGCTTACATTTGATACATTTAGGTTTCAACATACTTATTTGTTTTCTAGCGATTTTGATATTTTTTTCACTTTTTTTATATAACTCTTTTTTCTGTTCATACAATTTCGTTTCATATATCGATTTCAATTTAAAATATTTATTTAAACTTTCCTGATAACTTAATTGATGTTCAATATCCTGTTCTACTTCTACTTTTTCATTAGGTATTACAGGCGAATTACGAAATTCAATATCCGGATTGTTTTCATAAACAAATTCTACGATTTCTTGTGGTAAATTCTCGATAACAGTTATTTTGTTATTCGATATATTGAGAACCCTGAGTTTGGATAATCCTTGTAAATCTAAATGAGTTAAATGATTAAATGAACATTTCATCTCCACCAATTCATTGGGCATGTTCTCTATCTCAGTGAAATGATTGTGCGATAGATTCAAATGAGTTAACTTGTTTAATTCGGCTAAATTGATCGTAGACAAATAATTTTCTGTTATTTCTAAATGGACAAGAGAACTTGGTAAATTTTCTATCATAAATAATAAATTCTTTTTACATACAAATTTGGTAATTCCCTGAGGAATATTCAATATATTTGTTATCTCTCCCTCATTTAATATTATCGTATCAATACTTTTGAAATCTTCTTCGTTTAAGATGGATAAATTAATATCGCCTTGTAATGGTTCTCGGATTTCTAATGTTTTTAATGTGCGATTCATGTTGTCTAAAATATCATTCAACCGTTGTTGCGCGGTATTGTTTTCTTTTATAATCGTTTCTCGTTGATCCTTTATAATATTCATTTATGTATTATAGGGATAATATTTCTACCAAAATAACCAGAATTGACTAAAAAATTGAATTACTTTTTTATGTATTATATAGATGATACACAACAAAAATAACAGAGCAAAACCAAAACCAAAACAACCAGCAACAAAGAATGAATACCATGAACACTATTAAAATGTATATTCCTCGTATTTTAGGAACTACTACTAGTAGAGATGTAGTGAACACATTCAAATATTTGAATATCGGTAATGTATTTTACATTGATATGCATAAACGCGTAAATGAAAAGCAAAACGCATATTATTTTGCGTTCTTAATCATCAATTTATTTGATACACCTGAATCCAAACAGATTGAAAATGTATTAAACAAAACGGGCATTACTCGTGTATATTACAACGAAGAAAAAGAGAAATATTGGGAAATTAAAAAACATATTGATTCTAAAGAACGTTCTAGAACTCCTTCACCTACATCAGTAGTAAAGTCTTACGATTTTGATAATGTGAATAACAGTTGGAACAATATCAGTAAACCAGTATTGTATCCTACACATTTTACAATTTCGGATAAAAGAGATTTAGAAGAAGAATGTGAGCAATTAATGAATGAAGTATATATTTTCACTCATTTCAAACCGCTCGATTTATCACCTGTTAAGAATGACCCTTCTTATCCATTGTATTCGTTATTTTAGACCATTGAATAAAACCGAAAAAAGAAAAAATAAAAATATAAAATTAAAAAGGCGCTTCGTGCGCTTTTTTAACGCCCTATGGAATGATCTATTTTCTATGGGTAGTTTATAGATGTCTCGATTAAATATTCATGCGTTTAACATTGAAAAATTAAAAGTAGATTTTGAAAATATTGTATTACTCAAGCAAGAAATCGCCAAAACAAAATCGATCGTCGCCGATAAATTAAACCAATTAAAAACGGTGTATAATGATTTATTGAATTCCAATACGAAAAAAATATTCTTATTTTGCCTTGATTCATTCTATTTTCAATACAAATCCTTCGCGATGGAAATGGATAATATTGATAAATTCCGTTCCTTATTGAATAATCGGATGTATTGCGATTATTACAAATTATACACCATTATTATTTCCAGTATTAAAGAGAAAAAAATAGAAATAACGTGCGACGAATTAGAATTGAACTCTTACCCAGTGTATAAAGACTTAGAACCCTTCCAAGAATATAAGTTAGAAGATATTAAAAATATACACGAAAATATATTGTATATATTGAATATCCTATATGAACAATATAGTGTAAAAAACGAAAACATTGATAATTATAACAATAATCATCGCGTTGGGTTCTCCATTTCTAATTTTATAAATACTTTACATTATGAAAACAATATTTTACGAGAACAAACTGCGTTATATATTAATTATTTGTCTTTTTTCCATATTTCACAGAAAAAACAATTAAACCGTTTGTTTAAACGCATCAGTGATTTTTGTAGAGAAGTGGAAGAGAACATTAATATCAATCGCACATTTTCCATTGATGATATTGAAAATGAAGAAAAATTAAACCGTTTTTTCTCTATTGGGGATGATATTGAAATTACGAATATTTTAGAAGACAGCGAGTTTCTAATTGAAAACACAGAAAAATTTATCGGCAAAATAGATGCGGTGATTCAGCAATCTGAACTCTCATTAAATGTATCTTTTTCAAATGAAAATGCGGTCATAGAACCAACTGAAAATATTTCGATGGAAATTGATGAGAATGCGGTTCGTATCGAAAACGCGACGATTGACGAATAATATTTAGAAAAATTATGTATATATTATTTATATAATGGCTACAGTCATAAACAACTCAAATATAAAAAATTTCGTAGATTTATATGTTGCTGGTAAGAAAGAACAACTACCAGAAGATTTACAAAATAAATTGATTGGTGAGTGGGATGTATCCAGAGTTACAAATATGTCTTATTTATTTGCTGAAGCTGAATCATTTAATGAACCGTTGAATGGTTGGGATGTATCTCAGGTGACTGATATGTCTCACATGTTTCATAATGCGAAATCATTTAATCAATTATTGAATGATTGGGATATATCTCGGGTTACCAATATGTCTTATATGTTCTATAATGCGATATCTTTGAATCAACCATTTGATAAATGGCTTTTATCAAAAGTGAAAAGAAGTATGGCTTTCATGTTTCATATAGATGAATAAAACATTTATTTCATAGTAATCACTGCTTTTTGTGTCATTTTTCTTTGTAATCGGTGGAAATCGATGAGAATGCGGTTTGTATCCAAAATTCGCAGATTGACGAATAATATTTAGTAATTATATATGTATATATATATAATGGCTACCACAATAATAGATGATTCAAATATCAGAGATTTAGTAAATTTATATGTTGATGGTAACAAAGAAGAACTACCAGAAGATTTACGAAAGAAGCCGATTGGTAAATGGGATGTATCGAGGGTTACGAATATGTCTAAGTTATTCATGGATGCTGAAAAATTTAATGAATCATTAAATGAATGGGATGTATCGAATGTTACCGATATGCATATGATGTTTTTTGCCGCGTTAAAATTTAATCAACCATTGAATAAATGGGGGGACAAGCTATCAAAGGTTGAAAATATGAGTAGCATGTTTGATGAAGCAGAAGCTTTTAATCGACCATTACATAATTGGAATGTATCGAATGTTAAAAACATGAGTAGCATGTTTGCTTTCGCGGAAAAATTTAATCAACCATTACATAATTGGAATGTATCGAATGTTGAAAACATGAGTAGCATGTTTAATTATGCTCTAAAATTTAATCAACCATTGAATAAATGGGGGAACAAGCTATCAAAGGTTAAAAATATGAGTAGCATGTTTTCTCATGCGGAAAGTTTTAATCAACCATTAAATAAATGGGATGTATCGAATGTTAAAGATATGAGAAGCATGTTTTCTCATGCGAAAAATTTTAAACAACGATTAAATTCTTGGATTATATCGAATGATACCGATACATTAGCAATGTTTGATGAAGCATCAGAATTTTATGATGATGAAGCCAATCGTCCTACGGAAGAAACTTATGAGACTTTACGTAATAAACAAATTGAAGACCAAAAAAAAGCAGTTAAACGAGCAATAGATGCGGCCGAAGCAGCAGACCGCAACGCACCTATATCACCATATGATGAATGTATTATATGCGGAGACCCTTTAGATAATAATAAAGGCCCTGGTACTACTCCAAAATGTCGTGAAAATTGTAATGATGTGGTAAAAGTATGTGAAAATAACCATATGTTTCATCGAGGTTGTATATTAGAGGCGTGTAATGCTGAATCCGTTGATATAGCTGCACAAATGGGATTTAATCAATATAGCACTATTAGAGCACAACAAAGACGTAATAATTGTCCTGTATGTCAACGACCATTACTAATAGACTGTAATGATTTTAATAATATTGAATTAGCACCTAAAATACCAGACGATAAATTACCTCTACAAATTAGAGGAGGAAAAACGCGTTCTAACCGAAGAAAACTATCAAATCGAAAGTCTAAAAAACAAAATAATAAGAACTGTAAAAACACAGCAAAGTCAAAAAGAAAAAATAAAAATAATACTAAACGCAAATAAATAATTCATTTCATAGTAATCACTGCGTAAAAATCCAACAATTGTACATATTTTTTATATCATAAATATATACAATGGAAACTGATAAAAATAAAGAAAAAGAGAACAATTTAGATACAAAAAAAGAAACGAAATCAGTAACCAAAGATAATGCCGAAACGGGTAGCACTGCGCAAACGAAGAATGAAAAATTCGTTGAATGGTCGCCTGAAAATGAAATGATTATGGTCGAATGGTGTGATGTAGCACAATGTTATAAATGGCTCAACACACGAGCACATAACAAATACAAGATGATGAACGCTTGGTTTACGATTCCCGCAATTACTCTCTCTACGATTAGTGGAACAGCATCGTTCGCCCAAGCCAGTTTACCTGTTAGTATGCAGGGGTATGCGCCAATGGCGATTGGAACGCTCAATATTTTAATCGGTATTTTAACCACTGTTCAACAATATTTAAAAATTTCGGAATTGAATGAAGCACATCGAGTTTCCGCAATTTCGTGGGATAAATTCGCGCGTAATATTCGTATTGAACTATCCAAAGCACCATCCGAACGAATGGACGCTGGTCCGTTTATAAAGATATGTCGTCAAGAATTTGACCGTTTGATGGAAACCAGTCCATCCGTAAATGAAAAAGTGGTCCAAGAATTTTTCCAAGCATTTAGTGGAAAAGAAGGCTCAGTTGAACGAAAACGGTTTGAAGCGTTGAAAAAACCTGATATATGTAATATTATCATTAGTGCGAATGAATATCGTCATCCGTGGTATTTAGATGAATCTACTAATACAGGAACTGATAATATTGAATTCATAGAACCTGAAAATGAAGAGTATATCAGAAAAAAAGAGCTGGAATTATTGGAGAAAGAAAATACCTTGCGTAATAAAGAAAACGCGGAAAAAGATAAACAAAATCGTCGTGAAAACGCACAAAAGATGTTCCAAAAGGGGTTTTTGGAATTGAGTAAAAAATTAAAACTACAAAGTAAAAAATTGGAGGATTATGTTCAGGCCTTTCAAGGAATGTATGGTCGTAAACCTATTGTAGATGAAATTGAACGACATGTGGAACCTTTGATTAATTCGGGGGAAATTGAGAGAGAAACATTGGTGAAATTTTTGGCGAATTATAAACGTGATGGAGTTTTGGATTTAGTATAGTAGGGAAACCGTAGGTTTCCCCTACGACCCCTTCCCTTTTAGGGTGAATGATATTTTATGATATGTATGAAGTGAATAGTGTAAAAAATGTTTATACGACAACAAAAGATTTTATAATGTTATTCTATATATGAAATACAATAACATGATAAACAATTCAAGCCATTATGGAGATATTTTAGCAATACCTTTTTTTGCTTTACTAGTGTATTATTTTTATATGATTCAAGACAAGTCTATAATAGAATATATATTATTTTATTTTTCTATATGTGGGTTTGTTTTGGATATTTTGTATACTTATATGTTTTTATCCAGGACGAAAAAGAGAACAATGTAAAATACATATGAAGGGGGCCGTAGAATCCCTCCATAGATTTCCTACATAGGAAGGGGTCGTAGGGGAAACGTAGTATCCCTACTAAGGGAGGGGGCGTCCGGGGGAACCGTAGGTTCACCGGATTGGTTCATAATGTCCTCCTGTCCAATATACATATACAGTTGTTTCATATGGCTGATTTACAGGCACAAATTCAATATCTTTTTGCCCGTGATTTCTATAATTCTTTACAATAATTCGCATTTTCCATATACTACAGGCCGCTTGGATTTCATTCGCACCTCCCCACGTACTAGTACGTCTCATATCTCGTATATAATTCGGGTTCTCTAACTCTAAAATAAATTTGGTATCTAAACCTTCTACTAATGGATGATTTTGTTCTAAATAATTACAAATATCTTGACGAATATCATAACTAGATTTGGGAATAAATGCGCTTAAACTATTGAATAAGCACGACATATATGTTATATAATTAGAATTTTAGGAAATAAATTTAGGCAAATTACTAGGTGTATTATATATTTTTATAATTATATATATATGAAAAAACAAAAGGGAGGAGTAAGATTATCAATTGAATATAAATCGGCCAATCCGCAAGGAAATACTACTACGGCCAATGCTTTTTTTATGGCTAATTCACGGTTTAGAATTTTAACAAATAATTCTATTTCTTGTATAACATTGGTTGCTACTTTGAATGAAGGAATAGAATCACCATTCAGGTCAATGCGTTCTAATGATATAGACATTCATGTAAGGTCTTTGCTCGTAAAGGTTTTTATAACAAATCAACGATCTGACTGGTATAGTATACCAAGTAGAGAGATATATAACGGAATCGAAATTACAAGTTATACACAGTTTACAGCGGAAATACAAAGAAGTATTGATATTTATAAACAGTCAATTATTTCTGATGATAGTTTATTAGATGGTATATGTCCAGCAATTATAAGCAGTATTACTCTTCCACGCAATAATGAATCAGTGAGAGACTTATGGCAGCTATTTAATGTGAATGACGCTGGTTTAGGTTATATACTAACGGCTGCTCTCGACCCCAATCCCAATGGTAATACCATATCTATCATTACTATGGAATTTATGGAGGGATTTGATACTGCTTATAATGTTTTGAATAATAATATTAATAATCCAACAAGATTTAGATTTTTAATGGCGGTGGTTCAATACGAATTTAGACGATTGAACCTATTTGGTTATCGCCACGGTGACGCACATTTAAATAATGTTCTGATAAACCCTAATTATCAATATTTTACGAGGTCAGGTAATCCAGAATATTTAGGTAGAGCAATCATAATTGATTTTGGAAGAACTACAGCATTGAGTCCTGATCAATTACGCCTGGTTCGAAGTGGGGATGTAAGTATATGTGCAGCAGAAATTCAAAATACTATATTAGACAGGTCTTTGATAAGAAATGGGTTAGCTCGACTTCCTAACGATAATAGACCTATACTATATATGTCCGAAGAAATAAACGAATTACAAAGGTGGAGGGCAAATTATATTAATGATATAACTATACCATATTTACGTCAAAGGTTAGAATTAGGTAATAATGGAAATGTAAAAGAACATATAGTTAATAATATTCTACCTAGTGATTATTGGTATCATTTAGGAGGAACAAAAAATAAGGAAAAAGGTCGTAAATCAACACTTACCAAATTAAAAAAGAAATCAAAAAAAACGCAAAAAAATAAAACGTCATCTAGAAAACAAAAATAAATTTTGTATCCAATCAAACGATTGATAAGCACGACATATATGTTATATCTATAGATAACATATATTTTTAACATTTTGCGTCTTTTGTATTTTGAAAATTCGCATCCGTCACATGGCCTTCACAATCAATAAGTTTATAACCTACTGGTGCTGGGGTGCCTACTTGCTTTTGAGCATATGCTTTCTGAAACGCGCATTTTTGAGATTTTAATCTGGATTCACAATCCAACCCAAAAGCACTTTTAATACCCATATCTGGAATACCAAATATACCTCCCTTCATGCTGCGGCTCTTTCTGTTCTTTCTACTTTTGTTCTTTTTTGAAAGATTACGTTTTGAACGAATATTACGTCTAGACTTTGAGTTAGCCATTGTTATACTATATAAAAAGAAAATATCTTACAATGAATGAGAAATTTCGGTAAAACGCATAGGGTCTTTTATACACCACATCTGTTTATAATTTTCAAAAAAGTATATACAACTATATTTTTCATGTGATTTGGGAATATCATCACTCGACATTCCCTGATAACTATCATTCTCATCATCTACATCAAAATTTATATTATCAATATCTTTGCTAATATTCAATATATATAATGATTTATCGATAAAACTCGCACAACGTTTGATTTTTCGCAATTTCCCTAAATCCTCACGTTCAATCGGGTCAGTAGTAAAAAACCAACAGTAATTACGGAATACATAATGTAATATTTTGTAGTTATCCACATCTTTATCAGGGTCATCTACATATACGTTGATGTAATCGTCTTCCTCTTCATTTAACTTACAAATATAGAGACAGCAAGGGAAATTCAATTTACCGCCGTGTTCATCTGTAATATATGCGATAAATTCATTCTTATTGAACATATTCAATATTGTTTCATCCGTATAATTATTTCCAAATACTTTCTTTTCATTGATTATTTCATCCAAGATACACCATACTTGTTGGTCATTGTCTTTGATATTATAACGTGTGCTATCAAAAAACGCATAAATTGTATAATCATCTTCAATAAATCCCCGATATGATGCGCTAATGACTTCATCACTAACATCGTGTGTATACTGTTTAAATTGTTTGAAACATTCTTTTTCAAATATTTCACGTACATCATCTTCGTCTTTATCGCCAAATACTTCGGCTTCTAAATTGAATCTAGGAAACGTTAATAAATTTTTATCTGGGTTCTCCGTTTTATTAATTTCCAATAAAAATTGTAAAAATGGTTCTTTACATTTTCCATTAATATTGAACACGCAAAAACGCACTTCATATGGTTTGTTATCGCCATTTTTGCCTAAAGTGAAATAAAAATTTTGGTTTAATGTATCATTGTTTAAATACGTGTATTTCTTGTTATTAAATTCATAAATAGTTTTTTCCTTGAATAAATGGCGTATTTTGTTTTCTTGATATTTGGTAATGTTTTTTATACTTTTCAAACTGTTTAATATAGCTGGTGTATTTGGATGTATGGGTATATCGATTACATTCGAAGGTGTTGAGGATGTTGTTGTTGGTGGTGGAGGAGGAACGGGTTCTTCCTTTAATTTTAACTTTTTTTCTATTTTTGACTTCTTTTTAGGGTCTGTTACAGGCATTTTATAATATAATAATATATTATTTATCTAGTCTATTATCTATATTCTTTTCAATATCTTATTATTTATGTGGACAAGAATACTCTACAAAATATATTATAAAAACTAATATAAAAAGACCACACTATATAACGTATCAGAAGTATTTCTACTTTCCATTTTTTAGCACTCAGCTTACTCTTCTCTTTCACATTTAAATAATGTATTACGATAATGAATTTGAACCTGTTGGCCAACCTGAATATACCAAGATGTTGGATAATATTTCAGTTTCGTCTGATAATTCTTCATTAAATACAACTCAAAAAAATCAAAAAAAATACCACGATTTATTAAAAGCCAGCGATAAAAATTACCATAAAATCAAACGTAGAATAGATGGCGTTTTAACCAGTATTGATTTATACAATACAACGACTACACCTGGTTTCCCAATCCGTGGCGCTATCACTGGATCTACATATCCTTTCAAGGTTGGTAGCAAAGATGAATATTTATTTTTCAAAGTTGCGATTTCAACTCCTGAAAAGACTATTGGACCCGATAATAATATTTTCTATTTTGATAATCCTGAACAATACGAACGTGTAATGGGGTTTGAAGTTTCACGAGATTGTAAAGAAATGTGGCATGACCGTTATATTACTCAACAAGTTGCTAGAAATTCATAAATAAAAACTAAATAAAAATAACACTATATATCTATATAGTGTTATTGGATGATAATGTTTATTATAATCGTTGCTTTTATTAGTCGTTTTATACATAAAAATTCGTTCTTATATGATACAAATGACCAAATTCCCAAAACCGATGTTTTACGACAAGATAATTCCGATTTTCGTTGGAAATTTCGCAGATTTCCATTCAATACTACTGGTATAGATGAACGTTATGAATATTTATACAAAGAAACTCAGGGAAATATAATCGATATTCATAAATGGATGGAGCAAATGAAACTATTGAAAAAATTAGAAAATAGTAATATCGGAGAACTAACAAAATTGGCGGAAATCGATAAATACAATCGTGTATATGAAGCGTCTAAAATGTCTTCTAATTTACATGCAGGCGGTTTGTTTGACGATTGGAATTTCGATTATGATTTTACAGAGTAGAAATAGAAAATAATATTATCGAAATAACATAAAATTATATTGCTCTATTATAATACGATAAATGAATAATAGTTATGGAACAGTTCATCCTAATTTATTTAAAGATGAAGAAGAAGAAACTAAATTATTACAACAACAACGTATTGAAAGTATACATAGCTTTTATTCGTTTGTATCATGCGTTTCCTTTCTAGGCTTTTTAATTTCATTATTATTTATTTTGAATTATGATACCAAAATCGGGGTCCCAAGGACCAATTCCGCGAACACCGAATTTTTTACATTGTCCGATTTCAAATCTACAAGTGTAAAACCCAATTTTATAATTATTTTAGCCGATGATTTAGCATGGAATTCTATTGGATATAGTTCAACCGAAATGTCTTTTGTTACGCCAGAAATGACTGATCTGGCGGCGGAAGGAATTATCATGAATAATTTTTATGCGCAAGAAGTTTGTTCTCCTAGTCGCGGGGCGTTAATGACTGGTCGTTATCCATTATCGATTGGTATGCAATATGGTATGGTTGGAACTACCGCGGAATGGGGTTTATCCCTCGATGAAATTACACTCGCCGAAGTATTGAAAACCAATGGTTATAGCACCCATATGTTAGGAAAATGGCATCTAGGTTATTTTTCTCCATTGTTTTTACCTACCGCGCGTGGCTTTGATAGTTGGATTGGTTATTCAAACGGAGAAAATTATTATTGGTCTAAAAAATTACCCGATTATCCTGAAAATATCGATTTTATCACCGCAAATACTACGTGTTATTCACCATACGAAGCGGAAGACCGCCACAATTATTCTACCACTTTTTATACGGAAAAGGCGAAAACCATTATCAATGACCATTCATATGAAACCCCTTTGTTTTTATATTTAGCATATCAAGCCGTTCATGACCCTTTTATTGATTATGGAGCCCACTCGAATGGTATGCCTGATGATTATATAGATAGTGATATATTAACCGCTATACATCAAAATATTACAGGTAAATTACGTCAAGAATACGCCAAATCTCTTTATTTATTAGATAAATCAGTAGGTGAATTGGTGGATACTTTAAATAATAAAGGAGTGATGGAAAATACCTATATTATATTCATGTCTGATAATGGTGGATGTTTTTACGGAGGCGGTAAAAATGCCCCCTTGCGTGGGTCAAAAGGCACTTTATTTGAAGGTGGAATTAAAGTGGATTCTTTTATCTATAGTCCATTGTTGAACAATGCGGGGAGTGTTTATGATGGGCTTATGCATATCAGTGATTGGTTTCCTACCATATTAGAATTGGCGGATATAACCTATAATACTGATGATGATACGGATTTAGATGGTGTAAGTCAAGTGGGCGGTTGGAATGGTATATCTACCCCACGTAGTAATTTGTTGTATAATATGTATATTGATTTAACGGATTATGATTTTAATATTTGGACAAATGGTTCATTCGCAGTCCGTGATGCGCGTTATAAATTAATGCATACGTATGATGATAAAACATACGGCACGTGGGATGATATAGATGAAACAACAGCGGATGATGATAATTTAGATAGCGGTAATGGATGCGCCCAACAATTTGTAAAAGGAACTTTCACCTATTGGTTATTCGATTTAGAATCCGACCCGTATGAAACAAAAAATATCTATTATGTAAATAATATTCAATACATAAATGCGAAGAATAAATTATATAATTTATTGCCTGATTTCATAGCCAACGCGAAAAAAAAGATTAGTATTACTTTTTCTGAAAAAGCCAAAATCGTATGGGCTGAAAATAGCAATCGAATCATACCCTGGGCAAATGAAACCGATTTAGTAAATAGCGACTTATATGACTATCCTCTTTTATGTAATTGATATTTATCCAAAAAAATATAAACATAATGCGCGAACAACTATATTATGGCTTCCAAAACTCCTGTTCGCGCGATTGCGGTATTCAATGGAAAAAAAATAAAAGGAATGGTTTATTTTACGGAAAATCTACAAAACAATACAGTCATTATGGATATTCATATTGAAGGATTACGTAAAAATGGTCTTCACGGATTTCACGTTCATGAATGTGGCGATATGAGCGAAGAGTGTGAAAGTATGTGTGCACATTTCAATCCATATGGTAAACAACACGGATGTCCTGGCGATAAAGAAAGACACGTAGGCGATTTAGGAAATTTAATCGCAAATAGGAATGGTATTGCGCATTATCAACGAATTGATGATATGATAAAATTAAGAGGAACGAAAGCCAATATTATAGGCCGCGGTTTAATTATTCACGCAGACGAAGATGATTGTGGTTTAGGAAATACACCTGAAAGTTTAACTACTGGAAATTCTGGTAAAAGAATCGCATGTGCTATTATCGGATATGCGAAATCGCCAAAAAAATAATGAAAAATATGATTTTATAATGTATAAAAATATCTATATATTATAAATAATGAATCAAATAAATATACCTACAAACGCATATATTTTTATTGGGGTAGCATCTTTAGTCATGGCCGCTGTAACTATAATGGATAATGGAGAATCAAATGAACCAGTAAAAACAGAAGAAGGTTCATCTTTTACGGATATGTTGCCTTCTTTTGATTCACCAAGTGATAATACAAAGACTTCTACTCCCTCATCAGATACCAATTATAATCTATTTGATATGAATTTGAATTCTGATGCCCCTCCATCATCATCATCAGAACCTATTATTGATACTAATTTCATTGACCCCATGTTTACTACACAACCTACTCAAGCTCAAGTCGCCCAAACCAATGATATGTTTAGTAGTGGTTTAAATGCGGATATACCTCCTGCTACAAGTCAACCTTTATTTTCAAATCCTATCGTGAACGCCCCTGTTCCGTCCGCACCTGATAATAATATGGCGTTCAATACGAATTTAAATTCTGATATGCCTCCTCAATCGAATGAACCATCGTTATCAAATCCTGGATTTATTAATAATATGGTAAATCAACAACAACCAGCTCAACAACAGCAACCTCCTCAACAACAACCTCAACAACCATTAATCGGTGGAAATAATAAAACAAAACATAATAAAATTGAACATAAAAAACAAAATAAACATAAGAAAACAAAAAGATATAATAGTAAAAAATGAATACCGAAATAAATCGCATCAGCCCTATTCGTCAACGACCAACCATTGAAACGAATTCTAAACCAAAAAATAAGAAAAATACACGACCCACCGACTGGACAAACCATTTAAAAATATGTTCAGAATTATACGGTATGAAAACAATGTATGTAAAAAGTTGTCCTGATATGAGACATATATATTATAATTCAATTTGTGATGAAGATGGTAAAACCATGTATCCCAAACAATTAAATTTACCTAGACCACCTAACGATAAATATCTAACACGAGTTCCTTGGACAGGTAAAGCACAAATTGACCCTGATGGAATTAGCGCAGACATTTCATTATACAATCCATAATAACATATTTATTTGTGAATAAATATTTTACATAACTTTACTCAAACAACGCGTAAAAAATGCTCCGACTTGCTCCGGGTCCGCCCCGATAACTACATCATTCGGAACATAATTTACATTTCCCTTTTCATAACATAAAATAGCGGGTATTCCATTGACCATTTTTTTTGATTTTAAAAACGCATACACATCAAACGCCTCATCTACGTCGATAACCGCACATTGAACTTTTTCATTCGTTTGTTCAAACCATTCGTGAACTAATCCTTCTATTTTTTTACATGGTCCACACCATTCCGCACCGAATTTCACAATAAATAATCCAGGGTTTTTTTGTAATACTTCCGCAAAATGCGCGCGGTCTCGCAATTCAGTTAATAACGGTAAAGCAGGCATATAATAACTATCGAATAAAACATTTATATTGTTTTTCATTTATTCGTTCTAAAATATAATATTTTTTATGGGTATAATAGTATAATGATTGAACAAATTTTAGCCAATATTACATACAACAAGCAAGGTGTTGAAATCGGCGGTCCTTCAAGCACTGGCGGGTTATTGTACAGATTATGTGAACATATGGACAATGTTATTTTTTCCAAAAATACTGTGTGGAGTCAACACACAGATGAATATGTATATTATCAGGGTAAAACTGGTAAAGTAATCATTAATGACGCTGTAAATATAACAAATATTTCGGATGAATCATATGATTTTTGTTTTGCTTCTCATTGTTTAGAACATATCGCAAATCCAATCAAAGCCGTAAAAGAATGGTTAAGAATTGTAAAACAAAATGGTTATGTTGTTTTAATACTTCCTGAAAAAACCCAATGTTTTGACCATAAACGTAAATATTCTCTAATTTCTACTCTGGTTTCGCAATATGAAAAAAACGTAGGTGAAGACGATTTATCTACTCTTCCTGAAATACTAGCAAACCACGATTTATCAATGGATTTACCCGCTGGTAATTTAGAACAATTCACCCAAAGAAGTTTAGATAATTATAATAACCGTTGTTTACATCATTACGTATATAATCCAGATTTATTGAAAGAAATTACTCAGTACGTCGGTGCCGAATTTGTTCATACCGTTACGTATGGCTTAGATATATGGTTTATCATGAAAAAAATATAAATATTTGTATTGTATATCATATATAGATGGATTCTACCAAAACACATAATTTAAATATTCATATGTATTCTTTAGATGAGATTTTAGGATTATTCGATTTAAATTATTCGATTTCGATGGAAGATTTAAAACGAGCCAAAAAACGGGTTCTCATGACCCACCCCGATAAATCTAGACTTCCTCCTGATTATTTTCTTTTTTATAAAAAAGCCTTCGATATTGTTGTCCAATTTTATCAAAACAATAATAAACAGAACCAAGAAGTGAGTGCCGAAGCGACGCAATATACTCCGATTTCGAATGAATATAATAAATCTACCCAAACCAAATTGAGAACCACGATTAATGAAATGAAACCAAACGAATTTAATGCGAAATTCAATCAATTGTTTGACGCAAATATGACGAATAAAATCAACGCCCAACGTAATGAATGGTTTTCCAAAGAAGAACCGATTTATAATATTGATTCCAATGTATCGGCCAAAAATATGGGCGTTGTTTTGGATACCATTAAACAAAAAAATGCGGAATTGATTCGCTATCAAGGTGTTCAAGAAATGAGATTGAATGGGGTGGGGACGAAACTATATGAGGAAACGGAAGATGAGGCGGATGACGTGTATATTACATGCGACCCTTTTAGTAAATTAAAATTCGATGATTTACGAAAAGTTCATAAAGACCAAACGGTATTTGCGGTTAGCGAACGTGATATACAGAATGTTCCACAATATTCGTCGGTTGACCATTATTCTAGAGCGAGAAGTAAAGATACGCTAACCCCATTGGATAAAGAAGCCGCTACTCAAATGTTGGCGATGAAAGATAAACAATATCGTGAAGATTTGATGCGTAAAGAACATTCGGCGAGATTGAAAACGATGGAATATGCCGAAAAAAATAAGACGGTGTTGGCTAATTTTTTGCGTCTCAAGTAGGGAAACTACGTTTCCCCTACGACCCCTTCCTTTTTTCTTGGTAGGGGTCGTTATAATATCAATCAAATGATAATAAATTATTTACCATTTCACTATTATTATTATTTTTCGTATATTTTACGAGTTGTTGAGTTAAATAGTCGATTGTTAGATTTTTGTTTTGTAATTCTTTATCTAATTTTGCTATCATCATTCTTTGGTTCTGTATAGTATTTTTCAATTCTTCATTTTCTATATAATAATTTGCTTTATTCACATTCAAATTATTAAGCCATTTTTGATGGAATTTCGTTTTTATATGAGTTGAAAATGTGCTGTGTGTTTCATATGCTTTATCTTTTCTACTTCCACAAGGACATCGTAATCCATTTTTTAGATTATTGAATGATGGTATTTTATCTATATAATTTCCTATATCATCAATACTCGGCGCGTATATATCCGGTTCTGTTGCTAATTCCATTACAATACAAATATAATTAAAGATAATTTTAAGTTTTTTTATGTTAAATTATTATTCACGTGGTTTCGTATAAATAGTAATTGATACTTTGTTATCGTTTTCATAATATTGAACATCAATCGGTAATGTTTTTTTATTTTTTTCCTCAAACACTGGATTTTGATGATGATTACTTTCGCATTCGACTAAAGGATTACCCATGTTTGGTGTATATACCATATTTTTTGTACTATGAAAAAAACGTTTGAATAGCGGTCTCAACATTATATATACACAAATATTTTATTTCTATATTTTTGATTACAAATTGTATTTTTATTTCCTGTTTTTTGTTTTATTATATATTTCCATCATAGATTCTACAAATACACCAAAGCCAAATTTATCACAATAAATTGTAAAAAAGTGGACAAATGTTTATTTGATAATGTTTGAAGATAAAACTAACTTTTTATTTGTATATAATATACAAATGGAAGTAAAAAACGGCAAATATACATTTTTTATAACTAATAATATTGAAACATGGAATAGTGTTATAACAGGAATTACTTATAAAATAAGTGGAAATATCCGCGATTGTGTTAATATTTCGGTTCAATTTGAGAACAATGTTGCGGTTTCGGCTTCTATTCCACACGCAATGTATGACGAAGAATGCTCTCTTTATGAGCCACTTGGTAGAGGTGAAGGTTCTATTATTATGATAAAAACACTTTTAACGCATATTAAAAGGTTGCATCCAGAACTGAAAAAAATTAGATTTGATGATATGTCTTCAATTGAATGTGCAACTGACGAAGACCTGGAAAAAAATCGGTCAAGGCCAATAAAAAAAGGAACCAATTTAGTTCCAATGCCATTATACTATTTATCAATTGCATACAATGGTGAAACTTGGTATGAAAAATATTTTCATGCGGTTCAAGAAGATACTACAAAACAAAATGCTTACCGTGTTCGTGTTAATAAAATGTTAAATGATATAACTGAAAAACCAACAGAATATATTGATTTTCTTAAAATTACAAAAGTCCCAATGAATATTCGTATGGAACTTGAAAACTTTTACAAAAACTCTAACACTTATTCGGAGTTCTTTCATTTGATCCCAAAACAAGAGAGATGCCGTCTTGTAAGGCCATGGATAAAAGAGTTTATGAACTATTATTTGAAGGGAGTATTTTCAAACTTTGATTGGGAAATACAACTCTCAAATAGTAGAGGTGGGTCTTTATCAAAAACAAGAAAAAAACAAAATACAAATGAAAAAAAATATTATTGTCCAAACGGTTTCAATCGAAATATGAATTATTTGAAAGACATCGGAGCCAATATGTTGTGAAAAATAGGCATTTGAAATGAGAAAAAGTGTAAACCATTGATTACAAATTGTATTTTTGTAATATACGGCCCTACCAAGAGAAAAAGGAAGGGGTCGTAGGGGAAACCATTGGTTTCCCTACCCTCTCTTCAACTTGAACTTCAATAATAAATACGAAAATAATATAAAAAAGAAACAATACATATTATATAATGTTAACACATATCGCAAGAGCATCCACCCGTTCTATTGTTAGCAAAGCTGGAACTGTTTCTGCTATCAATGTATTCGAAAACAGTTGCTACCACAAAATCGATTTCAAAATCAATCAAGAAAGTTCAGTGAAAGAAGCGGTCATTCGTTTTAGTGCCTTCAATATCGGTTGTTTGGCCGTAACCAATTCTACAAATAAAGTCGTCGGTGTATTTTCGGAACGCGATTATATTACCAAAATTGCTTCATTGGATAGAATTCCGCAAGATGTTAAGATTAAAGATGTATGCAGTTATGAACCAAATATTATCATCGCCAAAAAAGACGATACCATCGAAACTTGTATGAACAAAATGATGTTTAAAGATATTCGTCATTTATTAGTTGTCGATGATAAAAATGAAGAATTTGTTGGTATGATTTCCATCAAAGATTTAATCAAAGAAATTATAAATAAAAATACGGAGATTATTACTCGATTAAGTGATTTCAAAATTGGTAAAGGTGCGTATTTCAGTAGTGAATAATTTACACGCGAAGTCTAAGTCATTATATTTTATTTTTATTTTTTCCTTCTCTGTAAATGAACCATTTACCTGTTTTGATAAGTAAACCCGTTTTTACTTATCAAATTGTATCCCTACCAAGAAAAAGGAAGGGGTCGTAGGGGAAACGTAGTTTCCCTACCTGAATAACCACGTTTTATCCGCATCCAACATCAATCCCCTATAATCCACTACACGATTCTCTATATCACTATAACCATCTAATTGAACCACGGTGAAGGGAAATAACATATACCAACGGTCTATTCGTTGTAATCTTTTCCAATATATATCTAACGCATATTCTCTGTGGTTCGTGGGTTCTCGTATCAAATTTTTAACACTATCCCTGAAATTAGAAATCAATGTATCATAATAACTTTTTTTGGTAATATATCCAGTCGTAGTTTGACAATTCGATACGCGAATACAATAATCGGTCGTTTTTTCATATGGCGGAACATTGTTTCCACCAATTAACAAGACATCCCATTCGATTGTGGTATTCTCATAAAACTGCTGTATACTGTGTTTCAAAATATCTGGACGTAAAAAACATATATCATCTTCACATATAAAGACGTATTCATAATTGCGTTCTTTGGCTATTTCTAAACACTTGATATGACTCATTGTACAACCAATGGAACCTACTTTTGTTTTTATCGCGTTGAACCGTTCTCCTGTAATACCTAGTTTTGCTAATTCTTTGTTTACACTTTCTAAACGGTCAGTTCGGTGTTCTAAATTAATAAATAATGTATTTGTGAATAATTCCATAATATATTATTTGGTATCATTTATTTATTATGTTTTTGGTCGAATATTTTATATATGTGCCGACAATGAATTTTCTCGTATTTCTTTGGGGGTAGTATCAAAAATATTCGGTATCACTTTATCTTTCCAATAATGAATTAATATAATCTCGTTTTCATCATTTACAGTACACGCTTTTTCATGGTCGCTTTTTAATTCTTTGTACAATTTGTATTCAAAATCATATAGATTATTATGAACAAACAAATACATATTTGAAGTTAAAACATAATAATGTTCGGTTAAATAATCATTATTTATTTCATACACGTCTTTTAATGCTTTATAAATAATTTGATTGTGCGGCATCGCTCCTAAAAACCCTTGAAATACGGTTCCTTCTAAGTATGAATTCACCGAAAAATATTCATATTCTTTTGCTATATCATCTAGATTTTTTTTCAACATAGCATCACTGTCTATATACACACCGCCTTCATTATATAAAATATAATATCGAAATAAATCTGCCTTATGTTCTCCGCGTTTTATTTTCCAAAAACGATTGATAATATTGGGAAATTCAGGGATGGGATGATTGATAAAATATTGTACGATTTCTTTGTCTGTAAAATGCTTATAATCCCAATCGGGTGCGTGGGTTTTTAACATATCAATTACATATTGTGGTTGTTTATAGAGGGATGTTTGTATGATTTGTTTTGGTATTTTGGTCATTATATGTATTCTATGGTTTTTTTTATATTTTTTAGTAAAATATTTACATTTCCTTAGATACGACGACTTCTTTGAGAACATTCTTCATTATTTTGTCGCGGAATTTCGTTTCTTCATCATCTCCAAAACCACCTAATGCTACCATCGCCATTTTATTGAAATGGGTATTCGCTGTAGTATTGTTCTCTCTACATTCTGGATATTCTTGTTGCCACTCTTGAACTTGATTTAAATTTAATTGCGCAATACTATTAATCGCCCATTTCAGTTTTTTCTTTTCTTGGTTCTCTTTTTCCCATGTATCATTGTCTTTCACATAAACTGTTTCACGTTTTACATCGGTACAATGAAGAGGACGGCGTTCCACTTCTAAACGTTTTAATTCGTTGATGAAAATACGTGAAATACCGTCCACGAAACCGATTCTACCCGTGGTTTCAAAATCTTGGGTGGTTAGTTTGATGGAACTAATAAATTCTTGAATATTCATGGCGTTTTTACATGTTTCATTTAAGAAAAAATTCAAATTGAAATGATTATTATTATTATTATTATTAGAATTTATCATAATTGGTTTCTTAGCCATTTCAATCAATTGTTTTTGTTGGTCAATGACTAGGTCTTCTTTTTCTAATAATTTTTCACCTTGTTCCAATAATTTATTCTCTTTTTCCAATAATTGGTTCTCTTTTTCCAATAATTTTTGTTGTAATTCTTTTGTTTGTTCGATAAGTACATTTTGAATTTCTTTACTTTGTTTGATAACTTCCAAAATCAATTCCATAGGGATATTTGTATGATTTATTGTATTACAACCATTACTATCACCAACTATATGAGTAGAAGCAGTAGGTTCTCTAGAAAAGCATTTTTTCTTATGTTTCCACAATCCACTTTTATTCATAAATTCTTTATTACATACTTCACAATTTAATTTTTTTATTTTGTTATCTTCTACTGTTGTATGGTTCATATTCGTCATATTGTGAATATGCTTTCCAGTTGTTAAATGTTTTGTATAACTTGACTTATTATCGCAGTAATAATCACAATTCTCACAAAAAAATTTTGACGCAAATTTACCAACGTCTTGATTTCCTAAAGTTTCCAACTTTGCGTTTTTTTCGTTTTTTTCATGTTTTCCAGATAATATATGACGTTTGTAATCTCTATTTCTATCTGTTTTATAATCACACATTTTACAAAAATATTCTTGGCGCAAATTATTCAACAATTCGGTTTCCATTTCTATATATTATGGAAATAAATTAATTGTGATTTTTGCGCCGAATTTTTTCGCAAAAAAAATTTATGCATTGTTGAAAAAACGGTTTTTTTATAATTTACTGCAAAATGCTTTGAACACGATTTTTCACATTTTTCTGAAAAAAGTTGTCGGCCCTTTTTCAATTTTGGACATTTTTAAAATGTCCATTTTTCGAAAACCTCTGCCACTTTATTTTTGGACTTTTTCAATGATTTTATAATGAGACTGGAAATTAATAATTTTACTGGAATAAATAAAATTATTATGTTGTTTGGAGTGTTGGACATTATATATCTTTAGAAATAACGATTTCACGGAGTACGTTCTTCATTATTTTTTCGCGGAATTTCGTTTCTTCATCATCGCCAAAACCACCTAATGCTACCATCGCCATTTTATTGAAATGGGTATTCGCTGTGGTATTGTTCTCCCTACATTCTGGGTATTCTTGTTGCCACTCTTGAACTTGATTTAAATTTAATTGAGCGATACTATTAATCGCCCATTTCAGTTTTTTCTTTTCTTGGTTCTCTTTCTCCCATGTATCATTGTCTTTTACATAAACCGTTTCGCGTTTTACATCGGTACAATGAAGAGGGCGGCGTTCCACTTCCAACCGTTTTAATTCGTTGATGAAAATACGAGAAATACCGTCCACGAAACCGATTCTACCCGTGGTTTCAAAATCTTGGGTGGTTAATTTAATAGATTGAATGAAATCTTGAATATTCATCGCGTTTTTACATGTTTCATTGAGGAAGAAATTGAGATTAAATTGATTATTCGTATTATTCGAATTTACCATACTAGGTTTCTTCGCTAATTCTATGAGTTGTTTATGGTGCTCCGCGTTTTGTTCTAGTAATTGGTTTTCTTTTTCCAACAACTGGTTCTCTTTTTCCAATAATTTATTTTGTAATTCTTTGGTTTGTTCAATGAGAACATTTTGAATTTCTTTACTTTGTTTGATAACCTCTAATATTAAATCCATAGGAATGTTATTGGTTATACTAACTTTCGTTTCTTCGTCTGGTTTCTTATCTATTACACTATTCATCGAGTTTTCACGCATATTTATTATAGATTCTTTAATACCAGAACACTTATTTTTATGATTCCACAAACTAGAATGATGTTTGTATGTTTTACCACAATTACAATAATATATTTTTTCATCCATTCCATTCTCAGTAAGAGGATTTTTATGTAGTATAATATCCCGTTTTTGATGTTTCGCAGTCAATAAATGTTTAGAATAATCTTTTTTGTTATCAGTTATGTATTTACATTTTTCACAAGAAAATTTAGGAGGTTTCAATGTAGTCATATTGTAGTATCAAATATATATATTGACTACAAAAAATCCCCTAAACTTTATCGCAAATAAAAAATTCAAAAAAAATTATGCAAACAACTGAAAATCAAAAAATCCACTTTTACTGCATTTTACTGCAAAATCGATTTTTCATAATTTTTCCGAAAAAAGTGATCGGCCCTTTTTCAAAATTGGACATTTTTAAAATGTCCATTTTCGGAAAACCTCTACCACTTTTTTTTAGAATTTTTCATATTTTTTATTTTTGAAGAACTAAAATTTAAAAATGCCCATATATATAATATGGCTGGAAGAAAAAGGTCTGGTTTAGCATACCATAGAAGAGCGTATAGATATTCTAGAATAAATAAAATTATTACGAATTACAACTGGTTAGAATTATATATCCTTTGAAACCACAATTTCTTTGAGAACATTCTTCATTATTTTTTCGCGGAACTTCGTTTCTTGTTCATCCCCAAAACCACCTAATGCTACCATCGCCATTTCAGTGAACTTGGAATTTGCGGTAGTATTGTTCTCCCTACATTCTGGATATTCTTGTTGCCACTGTTGAACTTGGTTCAAATTCAATTGAGCGATACTGTTAATCGCCCATTTCAGTTTTTTCTTTTCTTGGTTCTCTTTCTCCCATGTATCATTGTCTTTCACATAAACAGTTTCGCGTTTTACATCGGTACAATGAAGAGGTCGGCGTTCTACTTCTAATCTTTTCAATTCATTGATGAAAATACGAGAAATACCGTCCACGAAACCTAAACGCCCTGTCGTTTCAAAATCATGGGTAGTTAGTTTAATAGAATTGATAAAATCCTCTATATTCATAGCATTTTTACAGGTTTCATTCAAGAAAAAATTCAAATTGAATTGATTATTCGTATTATTCGAATTTACCATACTGGGTTTCTTGGCTAATTCAACTAATTGTTTATGATGTTCAGCATTTTGTTCTAGTAATTTATTTTGTAATTCTTTATTTTGTTCAATGAGAACATTTTGTAATTCTTTACTCTGTTTAATTACTTCCATGATAACTCCTATAGGAATATTGTTTGTAATGCTAACTTTATTTTCTTCAT